GAAGTATAATCCTCTGGAACACCCATGAAAGGGAATATAGTATTATTCATCTAGACTCACCAATTTACTTACAACAGCAAATTTTTCACCTATTTTAAACATTATTACCATATCTCCAGATTCAAGGTTATTAGTAAAAGGGTTTTTTATATTATGTTTGTGTTCTTGATTTATTTCTGTTTCAAATGTTTCTATCTGGCTATTAAGTATCCAACTATCTATTAAAAGATTTTCTTTTTCCAATAAAAGATTATTTATCTCTATTTTTAAATCTGGTAATTTATCTTTAACTTTACCAATAAAAAAAGAAGGTTCATTATGAAATTTACCTTCTTCTCTCATTATTCCTATAAATTCATTAATTGGATCTGCCACTTTATCACCTCTTTTTATAAAACTCTTCGAGCTGTAGCAAAGTTTTTAGTGTAATAACTACTGCTTGTTTTGCTTATTTTAACTATATCACCTGTTTGTGGGGCATGTAGAAATTCTCCATTACCTATATATAAGCCAACATGACTAACTGGATTATGGAAAAATACTAAATCTCCTGCTTGCAAATTACTTTGTTCTACTTTTTTACCGACTTTAGATTGTTGACTAGATGTTCTTGGTAAATTAACATTAACCTTTTTAAAGCAATATACCATAAGTCCAGAACAGTCAAAGTTACTTGGTCCATTACCACCCCATTTGTATGGTTTTCCTAGATGTTTTTTTGCTTCTGCGATTACTACTTTTGCTCTTTCTGTCATGTTTCCAGCATAACCACCTATTACTATTTTCCCTTTTCTTCTTCCAAAAGCCATCATATCTTCTACATTTCCAAATAAAATATCTATATGATATGTTCCATCCTTTTCTATAATTATTGCAGAGCCAACATCATTTACTTTGTATGTTCCATCTCGATTTGAAACTCCTGTAACTAACTGTATTTCATCACCATATTTTAATAATGGATATTTATCTAAGAAATCTTTTGTATAGTAAGACTGTTTGAAAGCACCAACCATAGGGGCGGCACATGTTTTTTTAGAAGGGTCTAATTTTTTCTTTCTACAATCTGTATCTCCACCTTCAGATTTTCTAGGACAATAGGCAGTAAATTCAGCAGGAAACTCTGTTCCTCCAGTATACTCTGAACTGCCATCTTCTTTTTGTTCATCTTGGCCAGCAGATTTTTCATCCATAATATTTTGAAAGTTAAGTTCAAGTTCAATCTGATAATCTCCATTTTGCCAAATATGTTTATCTGTATCTATATAAAAAAGTCCTATTAATTTTGTATATGAATCTTTTACTTTTACACCTCTGCCAGTTATACAGCTTATATCACCATATCCTTTTAAAGAGCAAGTCTTTTCGATTCCTTTAAACTCACTTTCTATATTTATAGTACTGTTTTCTTGTTGTTGTATCACCTTTTGCATAATTACTCCAACGTCTTTAAATATAGAGTCATTTATCTTCTCACTAATCTTATTACCATACTGATCAACAACTAGTACTTTATTTTTAACATTCTCCATACTTTCTGAAAAAGTTGTATTGATAAGATTAAAACCTTCTTCAAATGTTATATTTAAAGTAACTACACCCTTCTCAATGACATTAAATTTATCAAGATTAGACTCTATCATATACTTTTTTTTAGTTGTTTTACTTGCTTCTGTATAAACACTCATTATAGTGTCATATCCATTTACACCAATAAACATCTTAGTGTATTTAACATTAGTCTTAGGTAAATTGCCTAGTGGGAGTTTATTATCTACAAAAACTTGTTTAGCAATATCTTCAACTAATTTATCTTTAAAATTATATGAAACTTCACTTTGTAAAAGTAAAAAACCCATATCTTTTGCAGTAAAATCAATACTGTTATTACTTGAATCGAGAGATCTGTCTATTATCATGCCTCTAAATATCTCTTTATCATCTACATAGAAACAAATTGTACTTGCTACAGGAATATCTATTTGCCTAAAGTTAATATCAGATGCTGATTGAATTATAGAAAATTCAAGTGTTCTTGATGGTGATCTATAATCTCCAGACCAGGTACATTTGTCTACTAAATCAGTTATATTATATATATTTCCGTTTTTTATATGAACTTGTATTTTGATTTTATTAATTATAAATCACCATCCTTTTATGGAATTATTAAAATCCATCCATTTTGTATTATGTTTGGGCTTTTAATTGTATCCTTATTGGCTTCGTAAATTTTCTGCCAAAGGTCACCATTTCCATAATATTTCTTAGCTATCTTAAAAAGAGTATCTCCTTCAATGACCTTGTGAGTTTTTTGTTTAGTCTCAAATCCTTTTGTAATGGGTAGGTCAATACTAGAAGATAAATCGCCATCCTTAGCATTGACCTTAGATATTTTTATTCTTCTATATTCTTTTAAACTTAAGGTAAAATAAACATCTCTTGAACAATCTTGTTCTTTGTAATTAAAATCTGCTATGATACATTCAAAGTTTACATTAGTTTCTGTAATTATAAATCTCAATATAAATCCCTCTTTCATCCAACCTTGTATCAAATTTACACAATCATAAGGTTTTGGGAATCCATTATAATTACAGAAACTATATTCTTGATTAGGGAAAAAAGATGATAGTTCTATAGTTTTAAGCCCTAACCCTCCAAATACTGCAATATCTCCAACTCCTAATATATTGGATGTATTTATTGTTGCATTTCCATTTATTTCAAAAGAAGGTGGTAGAATAGGGAATCTAAATGCATCATCTGCTTGTCTTAACCATATTTCCATTAGATACCTCCTAAAGAACTCCTCCAGCATTTGCAAGAGATATTTTTTTGTTTAGTTTTTTTACAATTTTATCTATGTCTGCTTCTTCTCTTACAATTATTGTATCTGCTAACTTATCAAGAAATAAACTTCCATTTGAGCTATTTCTCTTATATTGATTGGCCTCTTGTTTAGTTAAAAGTTTTTCTCCTTCATGTGCTCTAATTAGATAATCATTTCTAGGAACTCTATTTATACCAAATGCTCCTCTTGGACCGCCAGCAGCATCTGCTCCTTTTCCAACTTGTAGACTAGGACCTTTTTTAAATATTTCTATAGTTCCTTTAATTGGATTATGGAAGAACTCTTTAAGTTTATTCCAAGCTTCCTTTACTCCTTTAACCTTATCTTTGAAAAGTGAATCGGCAAGATCTATTACAGGTTCCAGTATTCCACTAACTAAATCGACCAAACCATTCCATATAGATTTAACTATACCTACTCCGCCATCAAATATTTGTTTAAGACCATCCATTGTCTGGTCAGCATTTCCTGTTATAAGTCCCATTACAACATTTATAATTCCAGATATAAAAGATATGATTCCGTTTATAATTCCAGAAACAGTTGTTATTATTGCTGTTAATGTATTTAAAAACCATATAAATGCTAAAATTATTCCACCAACAACACCAGCTATTGCTATTCCTATAGCTGGCAATAATTGTTGCCCTATTTGTGATAGGAAAGGCATAAATCCTTGAAACCAAGTTTTAACAGGTGCAAGTGCTTGACCTAAGTTTTGAAATGCTAACTTTATGCCATCAGTAGACTTTTTCATATTGTCCATTGGTTGGCTTACCTGGTCTACTGTATCTCCAACTTGTTTAGCTGGAGTAAAAAAATCAGTAATCGCCTGTTTAACCTTATCAAAACATTCTTTTAAATTATCTAAGTGTGGCTTTAAAGGTTCAAATGCTTTTACTAGATTATCTATATTTGTCTTGATATTTCCTACTAATATATCCTTTAACTCATTAAATTTATCTTTTATTGAAGTTATTGATTCTTTGAATTTATTCTTAAAACTTACTCCAGAATCCTCTAGAACCTTTAGTGCAGGTTTAACATCATTTAATATCTTATTTTGCAGTTCTGTAAATTTAGTTTTTCCAGATTCAACTCCTTGACTTATAGAATCTGTCATAGGTTTAATAAAAGTTTTAAAATCACTAAATGAACCTTTTAAATTTTCCATTGTTTGTTTTAATCCACCTGTATTTGGTGTAGATTTTCCAGCCGCATCTGCTGCTTTACTTCCAGGTATATTCACATTTGTTTTAGTAGATATCTTTGCGGTTGCTTCAATTGGATTTTCTAAGAAGGTTCTTAAATCTCTCCATTTATCTGTAAGCCATTTCGCTTTATCCTTAAATAAACTATCTACAATATCAGCCACTGCTTCTATTGGAGCAGTTATAAAATCTATGAAACCTTTCCATATAGATTTTATAATTTTAGCTCCACCATCAAATATTTGTTTAACTCCATCCATCATTTTTTTACTATCACCTGTGACAATACCTATAATTAAATCAAAAATACCACTTAAAATAGATGCTAGACCATTTAATACATTAGTTATAGTATCTACAACAGCTTTAAAGGCAGTTGCTAGAGTAGATAAAACTACAACTAATTTTGCTATATGAAAACCTATTATACCAATTAGAACAGGTCCTAGTACCTTCATTATTACACTTCCTAAGTTTAAAATAGATGCAAATAGTGGCCCAAATGCTGATAATAACTCTTTAAATTTCTCTCCTAATTGTTTAAGTGCAGGCATACAAAAACTTACTATAGGCTTTGCAAATTCTGTAAATGATTTTGCTAATGAATCAACTTTATTTCTAAAGATTTCAGACTTAGCATAAGCAACGGTAAATGCTACCGACAATGCAATTATAGCTGTTATAGTCCATCCCATAGGACCCATTATGGCCAAAAATACTGCACTTAATGGTTTCATGCCAATTACAAAGGCTCTGAAGGCAATTTTCGTTCTTAATATTATGGGGATAAAGAAAGCAAATAGGCCTGCGGCTTTAGAAATGACAAGACTTACAACCCCTATAGTAGCCAATAGCAAACCAAACGTTGTAACAGCTAGTAATATACCTGTTACAGTTGACTGAAAAGCTGGAGGTAAGTTAGAGAAAGCATTAGCCATATTGGATACAACTTGTACTGCACTTCGTATAAAAGGCAATAAATTATTCCCTATTATTATTGCTACTTGAGTAATCTGATTTTTCATCATCTTAAGTTGAGATTCAGTTGTTGAATATCTTTGATTTGCTTCATTTGTTAGTGCCACATTTTCCTTCCAAGCATCATTCCCTAACTGTATAGCATTATTAAATAAATCGCCAGCACCAGATGCTCTAAGTAATGCATCAGTCATACCTATTTCAGTTATTCCCATTTTATTTAACATTTTTATAGCACTATTTCCATGTTTTTTTGCATCCCCAAGCCCTTTAACGAATGATATAATTGCTCCAGCAGCATCCTTTTGGAATGAATCTTTAAACTTCGATGCACTCATGCCAGCAACTTTTGCAAAGTTATTTAATTTGCTTCCTCCCATTTCGCATGCTAATTGCATTTGTTGCATAACCTTAGAGAAGGCAGAACCTCCTGCCTCCGCTTTTATACCAACTGAACTTAATGCACCAGCAAAAGACATTATTTGCGCCTCAGACATGCCAACTTGTTTTCCAGAACCAGCCAGCCTAAGAGCCATTTCAACAATTTCACTTTCTGTTGTTGCTAAATTGTTACCTAATTGAACTATTGTAGCTCCAAGTCGGTCAAAGTTTTTTTGTGGCATTTGGACTATATTTGCAAATCTAGCTAGGGCTGTGGCAGCCTCATCAGACGACATGTTCGTTGCATCTCCAAGCATGACCATCGTTTTTGTAAAGTTTGTAATATTAGATGCATTTTTACCAACTTTAATACCTAATTGTCCTGCTGCTTCTCCAACAGCACTAATCTCAACTGCTGTTTGAGGCATGCTTTTAGATAAATCCATTATATTCTTTTTGAATGTATTAATGTCTGCATCGCTTGCATTTACTGTCTTTTTGACTCCTGCGAAAGCGCTTTCAAACTCAATAGCTGATTTTGCACTTAAAGCAAGTATCCCACCAGATACAGCAGCTATAGCGCTTCCTGTTTTTAAAGCAGTAGAACCAACATTTTTTAAATTATTTTGGACATTATTTAAAGCTTTAGAGGCGCTAGAAGTTGAGTCATGCAGAGATCTTGTATTTGCAGCAACTCTTCTTAAAGTTGCACTAGCTTCGTCTCTCATTCTTATAATTGCTTGTAAAACTCTTGTACCATCACTCATGCACTAAAACCACCTTCCAGCACCAGCTTTCATTTCTTCTTTTCTCTCATCTAATTCTTGATCCATGAAAATGCTGGTAATTTCCTTTTCGCCTTTTAACATACAATAAGAAACGGATGGCATTATCCCTTTGTACTTAAACAATAAGTACATTAAGTTGACTTCTCCATCCGTTTTAATTAGTTTTTTATATCTTTAGCTCTTTCTTTTTGTCTTTTTTTATCGCCCTCAGCATCTATGCCATTTACTTTATTAACTTCCTCATATAATTTATCTATTTCTCCACTAAGTAGTAGTTTTTTAACCAGCTCCTTAGGTGTAATTGCACTAAATTTTTTAACTAATTCCATATTACTAAATATAGAACATGATTCTAATATTGTATTTACTTTAAGTTCATATATATTAATGCTTTCTACATCTCCACTATTAACATCCATTGAGTTCATTCTTATTTCGTCAAAACGTTCTGGATCAATAGCATGACACTCTATCTCTAAAGTGTCATCTAGTTTTTTACAATATAGTTCAAATGTACTAGATGGCATTTTTAATTTACCTGCATCCATATTTAATAATTTTTCTACTGTATTCATATAATAAAAATCCTCCTATTTTTCTTTTATTTTATCTAAGTATTCAAAGCCTTCGAATGTGAATGGCACTTCTATTTCTCCAACTTTTGCAGCTTCCCAATCAGCTAAAGTTAAATCATCAAACATACATCCATAAAGCGCAATTCTTTCAGAGCCATATGAATCTGGATCTTGCAATTTACTTATTATAGTTACTTTAAACTCTTTGCCTTCATTCAGCATTTTTTCGACGTACTCACCAAATAAGGTGCTTATCTTGTAAAGAGTTATAGATCCTTTTCCAGTTGCACCTATCATTTTATATGTAGTCATTATTTGACCACAAAGTTTTATTTCTTCTTTATCTATATCAACTTTAGCTTCCATTCCTTTTGTTGATGTAAGTTGCTTATTATCTAACCAACATTCACCAAAAGTACCAGAAATTATTCTTTTTGCATCTATTTTAGCTTTCAAATTTTAACCTCCAAACTACATAGAGATGTCTAAATACACATCTTCCATCGCATCTATTAATTTAATTTTTGCTTTTAAAAATACAAGAGTATCTGTATTACATTCTTTTATTTGTTGTTCTTCCATATTAGATATATCTACATTTTGTTTTTTTAGCCATGCTCTTTGAGCGTCTAAATTAATTTCTACAGTTGAACCTTCATCAATTAAACCATCTTTTTCTAATTCTTGAAGATATAATTGTATTGCAACAATAAGTAAACACTTATTGTCATAAGTGTTTGGAGTTTTTCCTATATAATTTTTTACAATTATCTTTTTAATATCATTGTGAATTTGATCTAGTGTATCAACTAACTTAATCTTTTTGAATATATCACCTTTTGAATCGTTAGTAGTTGTAAAAGATGTAACCCCTCTAGCAACTACTATAGATCCACTTTCTTTTATTAAGATTAATTCTCCATTATTTATTTCTGTATTTGCTTCAACTCTTGTTAATTTAGGTATATTAGTAACTTCTGACAGTTCCGCATATGTTACAGATTGAGTTGAAGGAGTTCCTGCAATAAAACCTGCTATTCTTGGTAGAAATTCATTTGAAGTATATTTCTTGCCAACAACTTCAATGTCAGTTGTTGTAAAGTTTATTATACCTTCATAATCTGCTACATTATTTGCAGTGATAGCCTTAACTTTTATTTTATTATCTTCTCTCATCTTATTAATCCATGTCTTAATTTTAGTCAAATCCTGCTCTGTTTCTTCTGGCATACAAAGATAATTAAACTCACAAGTTTCAAGAAAATCTAAAGCCTCATCTATTAATTCATCTGTATCTAATGTATAAACCAATATTTTATTTGGAGGATATATATTTCCTTTCATAGCCATTTTTATATAATCTAAATTAGCAGCAGAATAATTTTCTGGAATATCCTCCATTTCTTTTATCTCAACTAATCCTATATTCTTTGTATCCTTTAAAATAAGTGCTACAATACCCCCAGAACGTTTGACAAAAGTTTTCCCTGCTTGGATAAAAGAAATATTAATTTCCGGTAAACCCATTTAATCACTTCCTATCTCTAAATCTACACTTTCCATAATTTCAAATGTTTCATTTTCAAAATAGACTTCTTCAAAATAAGATACAGTCATTAGAAAAGTTAGTTTATATCCTACAGGATCTTTTACAATTGATGGAGATATATTCTCTATAGTTAAACTCCTATCATTAACTCTAATGTTTCTGTTAAATAATTTTTCTAATCTACTTTGTATGTCATATAGATTTAATTTATTTTTTCTAGCTCTTTGATAATATTCAATATCTATGAATATCTTTTTAATATCCAAAACTTTATTTCCAATATTATTAGACACAGGTAAAAGTTGCACAAAAAAACAAGCCTCCTCAAAGCCTTGTGTGTTATCTTCATTAATAAAAATATCTATATCTCTAAATTCATTCTCGATTTTTTTATTAACTGCTATTATAATGTCTCTGTTTGTAAGCAACTAATCCACCTGCCAATCAAATAGATTTGCTTTCGCGCTTGTCATATTTTCCTTTGTTTTTTCAATCCCTTTTTCAACCATAAATACACCAGGAACAACTCCGCCATTTTTAGTTGCATGGCCATTGTTTACTAAAGTAGCATAATCAACTTCATTTTTAACAATATAAGTATCATATTCTGTTTGTTTTTCTTCCCATCCTTTTTTTAACTTTTCAGTTTTAACAGGCGTTTCATCTCTTATATTTTCTGCTAGTTCTTGCCCAGTTTCTTTTGTAAATTTCTTGATTTTTCTATTGAAGTTAGATGCATTTAATTTTAAATCTAATGCTAATGATTCAAAAACCCCTAAATTATCTATTCCCATTATATTCTCTCCGCTTCTGTAATAGGTATTTCCATATGGCTTGGATATATATTTGCCTTAGAAACCTTAAATATAGCTTCTTCTCCATGACTATAAGTTGCATTTATAGTGTCGCCTGTTTTTATATCCACTTCTGGTCTGCAAAATAACTTTCTATTTATGACTATAGCTCCAATATCACCATTTACAATAGCTTCTTCTTTTCTTGAAATTGCACATGGGATATCTTCAGCTATAATAATATTACTAAAATCATTAGAACATGTTTCTTGATTCCAACCTTTTGACTTTCTGATAATAGTCATTTTATCAAGATAGGTCATTTCTAATATATCTGCTTCTGTCACTTAATCACCCCTTAGTACATATTAACAACACAAAATGGACTTAGAAATTTTTTATCAGCATCAGTTAAAAAAGATGATGAACTCATACTATTTTCAGCAGTTTGCAATGTTAAAGTATTATATTCTATTTTTGTATCACCTCTAGTTATAGCTTTTAAGTTTTTTTCTAGATTATCAAGTCCGCTATTTTTCTTAAGTTCTTCAAATCTTGAAGATAATATTGATACTACCTTTTCTTCTACAAATCCTTCTAATGCAGTACTTAGTTCAACTCTACCACAGTACTCCAAAACCATTTCACTTATCTTATTTATATAAAGAATTATTAACTTATCATATTTATCATCTTCTAAACCAAAAATCAATTTAATATTATCAAACATTGTATTCATTTAATATCTGAATTAATTCTTCTTTAGATTTAGTTGAATATCCTTTTATATTCTTGCCTTTAGCAATTTCCATAATCTCTGGTTTAGATAGATTGAATAAATCATCAGAATTTTGTTTAACTATTTCAATTTTCTCATCTTTTTTCTCAACATTCTCTTTAGTCACTTCTTCTAAATATATTTTAAATCCTTTTGAAATCAATTTATCTCTTGAATTTTCATCTTCAACAACTTTAATTACATTCTTTTTTTTCAATATAAACATTTAAAACAACTCCCTTACTCTTACACAGCCTTAGCTTGTTTTACAGATGCCCTACAAAGTTTTAATTGCTCTTCTAATAACCATAAATCATGATATTTTCTATAATCTATTTTATAAGCATCTGCTGTTTGATTTTGATCTGGAGTAAATATTCTTGGTTTGTCAGTTTTAGATACTGCAATTGGGGCAGATGCTGGAGTTATTAGCCAGTTTATATCTAATGCTTTTGCTCCTTCTTTGAATCCTCCTCCCGTTTGGCCAGATGTTTTTCCATCCATGAATATATATTCTGTTTTCATTCTTTTTGATGGAACTTTTATTATAGGTACATCATCTATAGATTTTACAACTCTTTTTATATCTCCATCGCCAAATTCAATATCATCCAGTTGAGTGGATTGTTCTAGTATGCTTGCAATCATACTAGACATGCTAATAACAAGAGGTATTTCTCCAACTGAATCTTGAATTGATGCTATTTGATATTTTAATTCGCTTAAAATAGTTGCTGCAGCTGCCTCATAAGAATATTTTACACATTCATCAATTTTTGCTATTTCAGAAAATATCTTTGAATATCTATAAGCATCTATCTCTGGAATAACATGCTTTTTTTGAAATAATCCCATTACAGAAGAGGCATTTACAATAAAATTAGTTTCATTTACGTCCATTGAATCGAGCATAAACTCTCTGCCTCTGTCCATTTCCATCCTCATTGTTTCATATTCAAGAGTAACTGCACCTGGAGCATAACCTTTAGATCTATCATAATCCCCTAAACCATCCATAGAAACTTTAGGAACTTTTACTTCTCTACCTCCATCGTATATGACTTGGCCAGCATTTTTTTCCATCCATCCAGTAGTTGAACCAGCAACAGTTTGCATATCTAATTCTTGCTGAAAAAGCGTTACATATTCTAATAAATTTGCCATTTATAAAATCATCCTCTCTATTTACTAAAGGCTATTTAAGCCTTGCTTTATTTGTTTTCTAATTTCTGATAATGAACCTGCATTATCTTTACCAGGTGGAACGTATGAACCATCTTTAATTCTTTCATCTACCCTTGATTGTACATACTGTTTCATTGAATTTTCAAATATCTCTATATTTGCATTTGTTTTATCATCATCATCAGATAACAAATATTCAATCAGATTTGTAGGTATTTTCTTTTCAATCAAAACATCTTTATATTTAGAAACTTTCTCTGCATGTTTCTTTTCTTTCTCTAACTTATTTAAACTTTCTCTTAATTCTCTTATCGCTTTTTGTTCTTCTGTTTCATTAGCTCCAGTTCTTTTTAGAACTTCAGCACTTATAAGTGTTTGCATATCTTTTTTCTTAAAGTTTTCAAGTGCTTCACTATGATATTTATTTTTTTCGCTATCTATAAAGGCTTTAAAGTCTGTATCATTATTAATTAATTCTCTAAATTCTTCTATTGTAAGTTTTTTATCAGATGCAGATTTAAACAAATCCGTTGATTGTAACAACGAATCTATTTCTGCATCATCTTCTATTTCTTTTAGTAATTCTAATACTTCTTTTTTTAACATACATCATTCTCCTTTTTAAAAATTTAATTCAAGCACTCTATTTTATTCATAACCTTTACTATTTTAGGAAATTGAATTGCAAAGAAGTCAATCATTTCTTCATTTGTAGCCCAAGAACTACAACTCTTCAATCCACTTTCACTAAGAAAGGCATGAATTATTTCATGCCTAGTAACTTCATTTTCATATACGCTCAAATCTTTTAATGAGCCTTCTTCAGAGTTTATTTTCTCTATAACAATTTCTTTAACAGAGTGATCACAATATCCAGCTCTTTCTTTTAATAGCACATCTTCGCTTTCAAGTTTCTCTGTCACTAAGTATTCTGTTCCTAGTATTTCAATTTTCATATTTCACCTCGTATTTTTTAGACACAATAAAAACACCTATTAAATTAATTAATACGTGCTAAACAGGTATATACTGACATCTACAATGACAATGTCTAGGCAAAGAAGGCCTATCTTCATTGACATAAAATATCACTCCATTATAAATACTACAGTCACTACATGTGCGAGAATCTAAATCTGCACAATACATTACTTTTATAATTCCTTGAACCTTGAAAAAATACTCATTTACCTCGCTTTGACATCTGGCGACTTCATTTTCTATTAGTCTGCTGGTTTGCCCTGCGCCAGTTGAATATTTATCTCTTATTACTTTTTCTATTTTATTTACAGAAGTTTTTCCATTTAAAAAGTCCTTTATTTCTTTTTTAAGAGATTCTTCTATACCTTTTTTATTGTTCCAAAGCCTATCACTCCAGTGTTTATTATCAACTTTGTTGTTTACTATTTTATTTATAATTTTACTGTTAAGATTATTCATATCTCTAATTTTTACTATTACTCCTAATAAAATTACTAGATTTGAATACTTATTTCTAGATGAGTCAGATAAAATACTTTCTATATCCTTTATTTCTTCATCATAATTATTTGAATACTCATTTATAATTTTATTAAGTTTTGCTCTTAATCTTTTCTTATCTTTATCACTAATTTTTACATATTCATCAACAATATTGTATGATAGCAATATTTTAGCTATTTCCAGCAAGAGTTTATCTTTATTTTCTTTTTGATATTTATAAAATGATTTTGTTCTATTTTCAGCAGATTTATATATATCTTCAGTTAATTTAGTTATCGCTTTCTGATTCATCTAATAAAATCTCTCCTTCTGAAACTATCTCCTGCTCTTTTTTAGCCTTTTCCATTTCAGCATGAGGATTATCAATGAAACTTAGTTGAGATAATCCGGTTTCAGTAGATAACTTATCTCCAAGTTGACTTAATATATTTGCTACAACTAAATCATCACGTGGTATCTTAGGGGTAAATTTAGCCTTAATATCTTTATAATCATAGTCAAAACCATATTTTTTATTAAGCCAAATACACAATAATTTATATCTATTAAATAAAGTATCTGCAATACTATCATTATTTTGACTACAAATCCATTCTGTACTGATTAATCTTGCTATAACTGCTAAACTTGATGTATTGCTTTGCATTTTCTCATTATGATTTATATGAGATGTAATTTCATACATATTTTCTTTTATTGAAGATAGTGTATTTTGAACAAATGTATCATTCATATCTTTAATAAGCCACTCTATTTTCCCAGTTCCATTAACTTGAAGTATTCCAAGCTCCTTCATTCTTGGTAAATCTTCTTCTTTAATATTGCATCCAGAAAAGGTTAAATAAGCATTTCTAAAATCGCTAATTTCATTACTAATATCGCTTAAATTAGTTTCATAAGCATCTTGTAACCCTTTTATATCATTATATATTGTATTTTTTCCCAGTTCTTCACTTCTTTTGCATATTGATATTGGTACATGGCCATCAAATATATTATTCACTGTAGGGCTTTCAACTTCTTTAAAATTTGAATCAAAATGATAGATGTATTCTTTATCATATACATCTATATATGTTTCATCTTCAAAATTTTTAGTAAATTCTCTAATAAAGCATACTATTTCTCCATTTTCATTTTCATAATGACAACCATCCGTTGGCTTTATTATCTTTACTTGCATCTCATCATCTTTTACATAGTAAAGTTCATAGCAAAGCCCAAATAGCAGTGTATATCTCAATAAATCTGAGTCATGTTTTTTACTCCAATGGCAAGTATAATATTCTAAATCATTTATAATCTTCTCATCACCCAATCTGCTTGTATAGGTAATTTTATTTGCAAGAGAATAAGCGACTTCTTCATTAATAAACTTTTTTAAGAAATTAGTGTTTATCTTATTATTAGACCTCTTGGTAACCATTTTATAGTTACTAATAGCATCTGTTTCACCCTTATAATACTTATACATAGTGTTATATTCAGATTTACTAGAATCCCAATCATCATATATTTCTTTTATCAAGTCTAAATCTAATTCCATTAATAACACATCCTATCCTGTAGACTCTATAAATTTTAAAACTTTGATTGGAATATTTTGCTTTGAAACATAACTTTTACTTCTTGCTCTGTGCGTATATGCAAAATATCCTTTTCCATCTTTTCCTATTCCAACATTAAACTTCTTTCCTTTTTTAGTTAAAGTTCTTTGAATCTCTTCAAACTTTGACTTATTGGCCAATAGATCACCTCCCAACTAAAAACCTAGTAATTTTTTATCAAAGATATTTACTGTCTCAGAGACTTTTATGCTGTTAATTCGATTAATAAATTCCGCTGATATATCTGGAGCATCATCATGTAAAGAATATTTCTGCCCTGTAAAATCAAGAATTTGCTGTATAAATTCTCTATCTTCTTCTGCAAAAATCATTTGACCTTTGTTTAGAACTGGTATTAAAGTAGATATTTTATCATCTTTATTTTTCTTCTGATGCTCATTAATGATTTCTATATCTCTATAACTAAGAATATTATCATTTTTTATTTTAAACTCTAATTGGTTAGCATCTGCGCCATTGAATGTATTTTTTTCTATATAAACATGCGTTGTATCTGGATACACTTTTAATAAATAAATCATATGGTCTATATATTTATCAAAATCAGTTCTAGCATTTATTTTGGCTAGTTCTGCCAATCTACCATATAGTAAACCATTTTCTGATTCACTTCCAACAAGAAAAGCACTATAGTCATGTCTAGAACCGCCTGCAGAAGCGGGGTCACATAATAACATTGTCTTTTTAAATGTATGAGTTTCTATATATTCTCTAGATTCAGTTCTGATTGTTTTAAACCATTTCTCACCTATCGAATTTACATCATTTTGTACCTCTTGTTTAAAAGATGTTGGATTTTCATAATAACTTAAAGCCATGTCTAAACAATCCCAAAAACTTGGCCACAATATAGGAAATTTCATTTCTTTTTCATTATCCCAGTAAAATTCTTTAGCATCTTCAAGATGATTTGTATTTTTAAAATCAAATAACAACTCTTTGAAATTAAGCCATAAACCAGAATTAAATAATTCATCTACACTATCGACTAAAACTCCTTTTTCACATTTAAATTTCCAAGTTGGCAAATTCTTTAGTCTACTATAGAAACATTCTTTGTGTTGTAAGGTTCCTAATGCTATAAAAGTTGTTCCTCTTTTTATAGTTTTACCATTTCTTATAACTGGTTTTTGTGCAGCATATTTTACGTCATCAGAAAATCTTTTAAACTTTTTTTCTCTAGCATCTTCTGTTCTAACATTTTCTTCTGATTGATAATCATCAAGTATGATAAGATCTGGACGATTATTATTGTATTTTCTTCCTCTCATTGGTGATGAAGATGATATGGCTTCAATAAAGGTTTTATTAGTTAATTCCAATTGAGTACTATTACAAATATATTTTCTATCATTGTCATTTAAAAGTACTCCAAATGCTTTTTTGATATACTCATTTTCAAGTAAAGCATTCTTTATATCTTTTACAAATTTTTCTGCTGTAGAACCTATATCTGAACAAATTAATGTATACATCTTATGTTTATAACAGTGTGACCATACAGTTGTTGCCAAATCTCCAAATGCACTTTTACCTGTACCTCTTGGATAAATTCTTCCTAATTGTTGTGATCCATCTCCAATTATAGATTCTTGTATATCTTCCCATAACTCATGATGAACTTTAGCTATAGGTGCAGCAGCATTATCTTCTTTTGGTAGATAGGTATCTTGCATAAAGTACATACAGAAAAATTCTAAATTTATTTTCCCAAGTTGATAGGCAAGGCCATTAACACCAAAAAGATTACTTGCATTTGCTTTTATGATCTCATTTGATTCTTTTTCAGCATCCTTTATAGTTGCTCCATTTCTTATAAAAGTCTTTGCTAGATAACTAAATATAAGTTGTATATTTCTTTCTAAATTATCCACTCGTATTTACATCCTTTTATATTTTCTATTTTCTTTTTAGGTTCAGTTAATAATATAATTAATAAAATGAACAATATAATTTTCTCTATAATAAAATCACCTTCTTCAAGATGTATCTCTGGTTTTTAAATTTTACTAGAAAATTTCCAGAACTCATTTTCCATAAAAAATACTTTTTTCAAAATAGAAGGATACCCCCCCTATAAATAATAAATAAATATTAAATTATTTTGAATTATTTTCTTGCAAGAAATATTTTTTTGGTTAGAATTATTAATTATCTTTCAACTATTCCTTAAATATGTATTTTCGGCATAGTTAAAAAGAACCTAGCATTTCCAATAGGTTCACATATCCTATAATAATCCACATCACTTCACTGTATGAAACTTTAATTATTAAGTCTCACTAAACTTTATTAAATCAGCTATAACTAAAGTTAAATACAATATATTATTTAATTATTAAAGTAAATATATATATAATATATGTTTTGCTTTAATTGATTTCAAACATAATTAAAACATATTCTTGCAGGATTTATTTCATATCTAATTACTTCTTGCTTGTTCTTATTCTTATCTTAGCTATAGCTGCTTCTATCTCTGTTGCATCCATACCCATACCAACACTGTTATCCTCTGCTTGTATAATTGTACTTGTAGGAGTTCCATATATACGATTTATAAGATACTGATTGGCTGCCAACATAACCCTCTTATCGCTCTTATCACTAGCTAACTCCTTGATATTGTTGATATAACTATCTAAATCCTTTAATATCATTAAGTTTCCTTGGTTTGTTAGCTCTTGTTTCCGTCTGTCCATTTCTTTCCTAACATGCTCTTTATTCATCCAATTATAGATTGTTTTTCTATTTACTCCAATAATTCTAGCAGTCTCCGTTACTGTAGTACCTGTAATCAATAGAGTTACCATATTGCACTGATCTTCTGTTAACTCTTTACTTTTTTCATAGCTACTATCGATTATTTCAACTTCATTCACATCCAATTAACCACCTCTTTACTCAGCTTCTAAATAAACATTTAAATATCTACATCCCTATAAATACCTTGAATAAATGACCTTTAATATGTATTTTCAGACATATTAATAAACATATATTATCCTTTGCAAATTCTATTGTTAAGCCCATTTACATTCTAATAATGTCCTGTTGCTGAAAAACGTAACATACTAAATTTCAGATAAAATACAAGATATTTTAATTTCTTTTTCTTTTCTTTAACTTATTAGTAAATTTAGTTATTGCTTTTACTTCTTCATCCTTATCTATTCCTATATACCTTCTAGTCATTTCTATTGTCTTATGCCCTAAAATCTTTCTGATAAGTTCTAGTGCATAAGTCTTGTTTTCTTCTTCATCATAAATATGTCTTGCAAATGTCTTTCTTAAAGAGTGTGTTGCAACATTTTCTTTAATCCCTACCTTTTCTGCTGCTCCTTTTATTATTCTTCCTGCTTGCCTTGTTTGGATAGGTCTATTAAATTTCTTCCTCTTGCCACTTTTAAATATAAACTCTTCACCTGGTTTATCTTGAGTATAATTTTCTATAGCACTCTTTATTACATCAGATAAAAAGACTTCTCTATCATAGTCTCTTTTTTCTTCTATAACTCTAATCCAGTCCTTAGATACTCTTATCTTCTTCCCTTTTTTATCTAACTTTACATCTGTTACATCTGCAACTTTAAGTGCTAATATATCCCCTATTCTAAGTCCAGTACACATTCCAAATAGAGCTAACAAGTAATTTCTTTCATTCCATTCCTCTAAAAAATTTAAAAGTCTAAAGATATCTTCAATATCTTTTATAGGATTAACTTTTTGTCCTTTATGTGCTTCCATTCATTAAAAACACTCCTTATCCCCATAGTAATTTTTTCTTTGTCTCTCTTGAACTAACATTTTTAAATCTTCATCTACATTAGCAAAAGAATCTGTAATTATAGAGGTTATATCATTTGTAGTGTATCTTCTCTCTTTAGAATAAGTACTGGTATTTATTCTAAATCCTAAGTCATTTACAGTTCTAGTTACTTTCACCACATTTTCTAACTGCAAATATAACTTAAACGTAACTAATTCAACATGATCAGACTCATCAATTATACTTTCTTCTAAAATTTTTAGATACAAGTCTATCTTATTGATATTAGAATCATAATTTTTCTTAACCTCCTTTTTTAGTTTTAAGAGTTTTTCTTTCTTTTTCTTTATAAAATCTAAGGAACATTCTCTTCCATACGCACCAGGAGTTTCTTTCATTACATTGTCATAATATTTTAGATTATCTGGTACATATGCAGCACTTGAAATTTCTTCTGTTATATCACGCTTAATCTTCAACACCTCTTTAGACAATAAAAAAGACTTAGAACGTAAATTCCAAGCCATTTTTTATTAAATATATTTTTCTCACAATACAATCTTACCATGATTAAAAGACACAAATCGGACATAAATTGGTCACAAATCGGTTATTTTTAGACACAAATCGGACATAAATTGGTTTAAAATCGTCACAAATCAGACATTTTTATAGTAATCCTTTTATTTTATCTATAATATCAAATCTCATTTGCTTACACTTACTTGCTGAAAAACCAATCATTCTACCAACGTATTCCCAAGATGTCCTACTGTTTGAAAAATATTTATACTGCACTATTTTCTTTTCTTCTTCACTTAATATTTTCATTGCATTATCTATTTTTTCTATTATCAACTCTTTATGTCTCTTCTCTTTTTCTTTTAAAGCAATTTTTTTATCTTTTTCTTCAACTTCTATCTCAACTACACTTTTAATATCATATGTCTTGCCTGTTTTTTCTTTAATTTCAACTCCACCGCATCCTCTGTAATCATTTTTTATCATCTGAATATCAATGTCTATTTTTTCTATCTCTGCTTTTATTTTTTTATAATTATATAACTTCCCTTCTGCACTACTAAACAAATTGTCCTTTTTGCTATCCTGCATTACTTCACGCTCCTAATTATGTTATAATAATATTGTGATGACAGTTTTAGATTTTTGACAAGCAGGAGCGTAAGATAATGCTCCTTTTTTTCTTTTTTTGAATTAAATATCTTATTCCCTAGGTACTAATTGTAACTTATAGTCATCAGAACTATATAATTTATAACCCACTATCTTCAAACCTTCTTCTAATCTACTTAAAGTTTTACAAGCACCAAATGAATCATAACCATTTCTTATATTTACAAGAACATAATCACCTAATGTTTCTTTTAAAGAAATAGCCATATACAATTCGTTATCACCATTAATTGCAATAATATCTCCTAATTGTAATTCTCTATTACTTTCTCCAGTTACTTCTATTAACATATTAGATCATCCCCCTTACTCCCATTAATATCTTTCAAGAGCCCTGCTTTCATTTCATCAATGCTTTCATTAACTCCTTTTATAGTGCTTAAGTTAACTAAAGGCATGCACAAATTCCATAGCTTATCTACATCCAAAAATTGTATTTTTGCACTAAATTCTTTTTCATCAACACATTTTAATTTTTTATTCATATTAATTAATTCATTAATCATTAAATTTTTAATTATATTAAGTATGCCATCTCCTATTTCTTTGAGATCCCATCCTCTTTCATTTAGTTTCTTATTATGCATCTCTACACCTTCTGCAATATAATCTTCCATTTCTAAAATTTGAAACATTGTTAAAATGGTTTGACAAACGTCTAATCCTTCTGCGATTATATCTTTAGTAATTCCTGCATCTATAGCCTCTTTAAACTCAGTTACTTCTTCATCAATTTTTATTAACTGCTCTTCTACTTTCCAATTAGGTATACTGCTAATTAATTTCAAATCCATATTTAATATCTCCTCTCTTATTGAAGTCCCAACTCTTTTTGAGTATACTTATTCATAAATATCATTTCATCACAACTACTAAATATAAATAAGTCTCCATCTAATATAAATTGTAATGATACAATATCTTCTATATCAGTTAAATCCATTTCTCCATTTAGAATATTTTCATTATCTATGTCGTTTAATTCAAAGAATATATTTTCTGTCTCAAATCTATCAATTAACCCATTTGCATCTTTTATATCTTCAATAGCATGATACACTTTACATTTCATGTCTGATCTTCTCCTCTTTCTCTTTTATTTATCTTCAAGCCAATCATTTTTTAGATAATAAAATACATATATAATGATTGTAGTTATTAATATCCATATGATCCAAAATGCTACTTTTAAAAAGTCTGCATTAAAACTGTTATTTTCTAAAATATTTTGCATGGACTCATTCTTAAAAACTTCTATATTTTTATTGTTTGGATTCACTATAGTATTATTTTTTAAATTAGCATACATGGTCCCATCAAATTCTTTAGGTATAACCTCATAGTAGTACCTTCTCTTGTTATTAATGTAAGCATAATTACCTTCTATTTTAAGATTATTATTTTTAAATATATCTTTCTTTAATAACAATCTCTCTTTAGATAAATTAGTAATTACTTTTGCTTCAAACTCCTTGCCCAGGAAATTAAATTTCTTACATTTTTTCTCTACTGAGTCATAGTAATCCCAAGTCCAATATGTTTCAGTATGTTTATGCGAATTACCCTTACTATCTGTAGTAGTAACTACTCTAGTATGCATAGTGTATTTTTCTTCTGTTCTTTCTATAAGCCAATAGTCCCCTTTTAATTCTTCTATAGATACAGAATCTACACTTTTAAATCTACCACTTATCAAAGAATCTCCCGCACTTGTTTTCATAGCATAATCAAAGAGATCTTTATCATTATTTATTTTAGTTGCTTTGTAATATCTTTCACTATCTTCCAAAAGTTTCGACTGAACTTTATCATCAATAAAAAATCCAAGTACAATCATTGTGCAAGCAATTATTATGCTTACTAAAAACTCTCTCTTGGTTATTTCAAAAGTTTTAAATTTCATATTTTCACCTCTTAATTAAATAAATTTTGAGGTGCATCCTCTTGTGCTTTATATTCAGTATATTTAGATTCTATTTTTTCATATCCCATGCTACTTAAAATTAAATTTGCTGGAAATTTTCTTATATATTTATTGTAATTACGAATCTGTATATTATAATTTTCTCTATGCTGCGCAATCATATTTTCTGTTATACTCAACTCACTCATTAGTTGCTTATAGTTTTCATTTGCTTTTAAATCTGGATACTTCTCTGCTACCGCTTGTATATTTAATTTTGCTTCCTTGATAGATTTATCATTTGTACTTACTCTCATGTCAGTTACTTCTTTTAATGTCTTATTTTCATATTTAGTATAGTCTTTCACGCAGTCTACTAGGTTTTTAATTAAATCAACTCGCCTTTTTTCTTGAACCTCTACAGATGCAGTTGCCGATTGGATCTGCTCCTCTAAATCAATTGCTTTATTTTTAGTTACAAGGAATAAACAAGCAAACATAATCAATATTGAAATAACTACTCCTATTATTATTAATGTCTTTTTCATTACTTCGCTGCCTCACTTTCAAGCCATTTTTTTCTACCCTCTAAACATCCCCCTAGGCACTCTTGAAAATCATAAGTACAACTAGTACATCCACTTCCACCATTCACAAAAAACTCAGCCATTTCTATTTTGCTCATATTTTTTATCTTTTCATAATTAGTCATCTTATTATCTCCAAGTAATCTGTCATAACATTTTACACACATATCTTTTCCGAAACTTATTATTCCACCTCTACTATTAACTTTGAATACTTTTATTGTTTTAACTTCTACAATTGTTTCATCACAAAAATCGCACTTTATAACGCAAGCCATTTTTAATACCCCCTTTTATTTTCTTTCATATCTTGATACATACAACCACAATCCTTGCATTGCCATACTATCCCAATTGATGTTTCTATTTTAAATACATTTCCTTGACAAATAGGACATTTATTCTCTCTGCCAGCAATAATTTTAATTTTCATTTTACCTCCAATAAACCTAAATTATTATATTATTTTCCTAGTATATTAATTTCAGCTTTTAATTCTCTAAGTCTGCGACCTATTGTTACTTGGCTAGTTCCAAGCATTTTACCTATTTCTTGCTGAGTACAACCTTTTTCTCTAAGATAAACTATTTTCCGTATATCTTCTATCTCACTTATCTTCACGCAAGATCTAATAGCATAAACATTTTCTATATCTACATTTTCATTACTAGCCAATCTATCTTCTATTCTTATTTCTTCACCAGAAGTATTTCTATAGACACATTTTTCAAAACTGTCTATATCACTTCTATAATGTTTTTTAACATATCTAGTTGTAAACCTTCTTAGACATCCCAATATATGCGGAAATGCTATCGTGGAAAATTTTCCTTTGTTTTCATCAAAACGATATGTTGCTTTATATAATCCTATAGAACCTTCTTGAAATAAATCTTCTTTCAGAGATGGATATTTTCTTAGAAAACATTTAAAATGTTTATTTATAATAAAATGTACAAGATTTATATTCTCTTCAAATAATTTATTTCTCTCTTCTAAACTTCTCATATAATCACCACCCACTTATTTAGGCTTATTTCTATTTTAAATTACATTTCCATTCGTTTACTCCACTATTTATTCTATCTACAATTTCATTTAAGCACTGTTCGCACAAATAAATTATTATATCTTTGCCTTTTCTTCTCCCACTGACTGGAGTAAGTAGTTTTATATCCATTTTTCTATTGCAGACTTCACATTTTTCTAGTTTAATCATTTTTAAACTCACCTTCCCTTTTTAAAATGGAATATCTTCATCATCTAGAACTTGAAAGCCGATATTCTTCTCTTTATCCTCACTATTTTCCTCTTTAGGTTTATGATCAAGTGCATTAACAGATTTAGTTCTAACTTTTGTAAAAGTTTTTTTCTCTCCATTTTCTTCATATTTTTCTACTCTTATTCTTCCCTGGAGCGAAACCAATCTTCCTTTTGTAAGATAATTAGCACAAAATTCTGCTGATCCTCCCATAACTTCTACTGGTATAAAATCCACTTCTTTAGTACCATCTTTCTTTACATAATCCCTATCAATGGCTAATGAAAAAGTAGCAACTGGAGTACCATATCCTGGAATATATCTTAACTCTGGATCTCTTGTTAATCTTCCAACTAAAACTACATTATTCATATTGCAATATCTCCTTCATTGTATTTATTTTCTCTATATTCCATTTGTTTTACAATCTCAACTGCTTCATTAAAGGCACAACCTCTTTCAATTTCTTTATTTGCAGACATAATTGCATTAGCAATTTTGTCTGTAAATTCTGCTCTTTCTAAAATATTCATATGAGAAATACTTTTCATTTAACTCTCTCCTTGTTTTTACTAAGAGGACCTATTACAAGCCCTCTTAGATTTTCAATTAAGCAATTATATTTACATTTTTAAAATCTTTTAATTCTTCTTGTAAGTATGACTTAATATTTAACATTGCTTGATTTTTCCATGCTCCACCATCTGCTTCATATAATCCTGCTGCAGGACCAGAACTCATTCTAAAAATAAATTCACTTTCTGGCTGCTCTATCTCTTGAAAAGTACGATAAGGAATTAACTTTACTCTGTTTGGAACTATTGCTTCTGATACACTAGCAACACCTGTTTTTATTGTTACAGATTGAGAAACTCCATCATCTCCAACACTTTTTACTGTAGATTCTTGGATATTCCCTGCAATTTTCAAAAGTGTATCTCTATCGCTATTTTTTATAAACGCTGATTGTAACATTATGTTAAAAGTATCTAAATCTAAAGCTCTATCAAATCTTTTATCTGGAAGTAGCGCAACGCACTCAATATATGTCTCTCTATCTCTATTTTTTCTCAATGCAGATTTTAAAAGCACTTTTCTTGGAGTTAGAACTTGTATTAATAAAAGCTCATCCTCTTTATGATCTATGCCACTTTTTATATAGTCCACTAGTCCACTCAATGTAGTTATTTCTAAATCATTAGCCCTTGGCTCTTCTATTATTTCTAATCTATCTGTTGTGTAGTTAAATCCATCTACGCATACTGTTTCTCTTTTTCCTAATTTAACTAAATATTCGATTGCATTTCTTATCATTTTTTTATTCTCCTTTTTTTATTTAAATTTATATTTTACTTACTTTCTTAATCTACTTTGAACTTGCATTTCTAAAATCAATTACGCCAGCACTATTTTCTTCTGTTTCTTCTGTTTCATTACTGTCTGTAACATCTAGAGACAACTGACCAGTTAGTTGATTTTTAAATTCAGATGCCTCAACTCTTCCTGTTTCCAAGTCTTTTCCTATTAGAACTTTAGTTGTCGTTGCTTTTGCCTCTACTATAGTCGCCTTGGATTTTATATCTACTTCTGCAAGATCTCTATCTTCATTTGCTTTAAACACTATCTCTAAACTAATCTTTCTTGTTTTTTTAAAATCTGTATTTAGATCTGCAATATTATCTAAAACTTTTTGCAACTCTGTATTAAACTTTTCTTTTAGAACTCCACCTGCAAATTTTTCTAATGCTATCATGTAAAATCACTCCTTTATTTATTTGAAATAATATTTTTCTACGAGGAAATTAATTAATAAACTTTGACCATAATTTAATAACACTTTTAAAGCTTTTTCTAAATGCATATAACCTTTTTATCCTTACATTCTTTTTAAGTTTTTTTGCTAGCATATCTAAACCTGTACTGATTGTGTCAGGAAATCAATCATTATAACCTTTGCAATTACTATACATTCAAACTTTTTTCAGTATTGAAGTTCAATACTTTTTCAAAACTAAATTCTCAATATTGAAAAGTAATTTTTTTCAATATTGAATTTGTATATTTTTCAACATTGAATTTTACTCAAATTTATTGCTTCATTAAATTTCCTATTTTTTCTCCTTAATTTTTTTCTTTTTAAAATAAATCTTCTGGAATTTCTGCTTGGACATATTGCTTATCTACATCATATTTATAATTTAATTCATTTTAATTTCTAATATCTCTGCTAATTTTTTTTGATTATTTTCTAATAATTCTATATTTTCTATATAATCATTATAAAATTTTTTTATTTTCTCAAGATCTTGAATATTTCCATTTAAAATAAATTTTTTTATAAGTTTATTAAACTTTTTAGATATTTCAACAAAAATTCCATCACCTGTACCCTCCATCTTTCTCCTTATATTATCATTCATATTATTCCTAATGTCTGAGATATATTTTTCTCTATATTCAAAATTTTTCATATCCATATCTTTAATTTTCTTTTTTAAATTTTTTATCTGATTTGTGTTTTCTTCAATCTCATCTGATAATTTTTGTTTAAGAATAAGATTTTCTTTATTTAATTTTTCATTTTCTAAACAAATCTGATTATATAGAGTTTCTGTTTCATTGTATTTTTGTCTATATTCTAATAATTCATTTTGGATAATATTTATACTCTTTTCATATTCTATTTTCAAATTACTAAATACAAGTTTGATTTCTTTATCTTTAGTAAGTTTATTAACCTCAAGGTCAGTTATTTTATTTATGTCTATTTCATATACATCTATATTTTTTCCAATAAGATTTCTTTCCAACGAGTCTGTATCTTTTTTATTTGTATTATATATTTCAATCGCAATATATTTTTCATCTGTTTCTAGCAATATATCTGGAAAATACTCTTTTTCTAATTTCAAATGTTTTTTTAAATTCCTATATTCAACATATATATTTTTTACTTCACTATACTTTTCTCCACCTAGTTTAAACTCATTATTTTTTATTAATATCTCTGTATAAAATTCTCTGAAATATTTTAAATTATCTTTCAAATATGCTTTAAAGAATTTATGCTCATAACTTTCTACACCACTATTTTTATATTCAAATTCATTCTTATAAAAACAATTTGTTTCATTTTTATGAGCAAGATGTTTTATGTTTTTTTCTCCCTCTCTAGTTATTAAATTTCCACCACATTCAAGACAACGGCATTCATCCGCTTTAGTTATATCTTTTATATGCTTAACCTTTGTACCTACAAGTGCAAAAGGTATCAATATTTTTTTTTCCAAAATAACATCCTCCTCTATTTTATTTGTATTTATATCTTATAAGTTACACCAATACACTCTTATATTAAACTTTTTTGCTAAGATATTATTTTTCAAACTTTGCCTTTTGACTTTTCTTTATAATTTCATCTAACTCTTTGTTACTATACTGAGTAAATGTTTGTTCAAAATTAGCAAATTTATTTTTACTCACTTCTTTATTTTGTTTGACACTCTCATTTCCATTTTTAGCCATTCGTGGCACTTCATTTAAGTAAGACTCAAACTTGTTGCCAAAGATCGTCTCAGGGCGTAAATAGACGTTCATTTTAGCATCTTCTAACCATGTGTGGACTTTATTATCTATTACTTTGTAAAAATCTTCTTCAACAAATCCTTCTTTTAGTCTCGCATTGATTAAGTCTCTTGTTTTTTTAGTTGTACTCTTAAAAGATTTATTTGCTTTTTCATTTAAGTAATCAATAATTCTTTTATGTATTTCTTTGCCTTCTGTTTGTTCTACAAGACTATATGTATTAATATCATTAATAGAATAATCATTAATAGAATAATCTTTGTTGCGGTATTTATACCGTACCCCGTCTGGTATTTTTACTGCACGGTGTACGGTATTTTTACTGCACCCGTCTGGTATTTTTACCGAGTCTGCAACTTCACTATCATTACTTGTTATTGGTATTTTCAAATCGTAGAATTTTTTTGTAAAGGCAAAGAAACTTTTTGTTCCAACAGTAGAATTTTTAAGAGTTTTGTTTTTTAACAATGAAAGATATTTTCTGCCCAATACCTTTTTTTTTGTTTTTTCAGAATAACTCTCTAATTTTTCGTCTAAAGTATTTGGCTTTTCTCCTAATTCATGAAGCATAATCTCCCCGAGTCTTTCTTTGCTAATCTTTAATATTGGCAAATCTTCAAGAAATTTATTATAATTAACCCAATAAAACATATGCTCATTTTGATAAAATGACTCCATTTTTCCACTCTGAGCAAAGTCTTCAAAATGTCTTAGAATTAAAAGTTCATCATTAGATAAACCAATTTTAATAGCTACTTTTTGGTCAAATCCATGCACATTAAATCTCAAATTTATCACCTCCTTTTTCAAATTACTTTTTAAGATAATAATTTAATTTTATAATCATTGAACATTAAGTCTTCTTTAGTTAAAGTTTTATATATTAATTCTTCTATTTCTTTATCATAGTACGTCAATATCAATTCTCTTACATCTGCATATATAATAATGCAATTTCTATTACAATCGAATTTTGTTTCATATAATTGTACTGATTTACCTATGTATTTTTCATTTTTACATAAAAACATATATTATTCCTCCTACCTCAATTTAACAAATTTTATTTTTTTCTTTTAAAAGTTCATTGCCTAAATTCAGACCTTCCAGAATACCTATTACTCGTTCTTTTTGTTTTTCTTTTAAATTCTCAAACAAATTATTAAATTCAATAGTTTGTTCCACTCTCTCTAAGATGTAAGAAGATTTCTTTTGATTTATCATTTTCATATCAACACCTCTTTTCGTTTGTTGTTAAATTTATTATAATCCTTTTTCTGTACTCAGTCAATATTTTTATGACTAATTATATAATTATTTTATAATCAGTTTTTTTTTGACTTAGTCATAAAATTATCGTATAATGTTCCTTGAGGTGAATAAAATGAATCTAAAAAAAGAAAAAACTACTTTGAAAATATTACGCGATGAGCTTGGATTAAGCCAAACAGAACTAGCAGATATTTTAAAAATGTCTCCTTCCTCTATTTCTAAAATTGAAAAAAGCGAACGTCCTCTTACGGATAGATTTGCGTCGCAAATTATCAAAGAGTTTGGAGTTAATGAGAAGTGGCTAAGGACAGGAGAAGGAAAAATTTTTATAGACTCTTCAAATGATGAATTAATTGCAGAGATAGCTGCAAATATAATTAATTCAGATGATAAGTTTATGAAAAATGTACTTATAGCTTTCAATAAACTTACAAAAGAACAACGAAGTTTTTTAATTGATTTTGTGAAAGAATTAGATAAATAAAGCCGTTAAAATAACGGCTTTATTTATTGAGAATTGTTTTTATAAATATTAAGATTGACTTCAATTTTTTTACATCATTTGTATTTTCAATTGAATTTATAATTTCCTTTTTTAAATCTCCCATAAAATTACCCCCCATGTTTTCAAAATATTCTGATTTATATTCTTGCAATTACCCCACTTTTGAAAAACAACAGACTCCTTTCTTCAATTTTTAAGTTTTTTAAATTGATATAATCTATATTTTTGATTGTGTATGTCATGTCCTAAGATGAGTTTAAAATCTGAAAGTAAAATTGTGATTATTTTAAAAGTGTTTTACGTACGTAGTTTTATATGTATTATTTCGATATATATCTTCCTTATGTTACAATTGTAACACCCCGTTCAACATTAATCAAATGTCAAAATTTACCATTTTTGATTATTTTTTAAAATTTAATTTTACATAAATAGAGTTTATATATCAACAATAATGTAAAATAAAAAAAGGCTATGGAAAATAGAATTTTACGTCTACAATCCATAACCTTTCATAATTTTGTTTTTTAGAATCCAGTTATCTCTGACAACTCATAAGATGCGATTTCTCCATCTGTATTCATTCCCATAGCTTTAAACTTCCAAGTGCCATCTTTTTTAAGATCGTTTATATTGTCCATTGCAGTGCCTAATTGATTTCCATCCTTATCATATAAAGTAAATGTTACTTGTGCATATGATATATCATGACCACTATTATTTTTAATAACACCTTTTATATAAGTAGCCATACTGTCTGTTTCTGATGTTACTTCTCCAACTATCTCATATTTTTCCTTTTTCACCTCTTCTTTAGGCTTATCTACACTAGCTGTTTGGCTTGCCCCATCATCAGTTCCAGTATCATCACTTCCGCTAGTGCCAATAGCATATAATAAAACGAAAACTACTACAACTATAAACCAACCTCTTTTATAAAATGGTTTTTTGTTTTTAGCCCCACAGTTAGGGCATGATTTAGCATTAGATGCTATTTCCTTTGAACATGATTTACATTGAATCATTTTTGACATTTTTAATCCCCCTCAAATTATTGTATTATTCCTCAACAATATTATAGTATATCCCCTCTGTCTAAAACTGTAGTATCATGGGATTATAGAATTTTTTTTAGGTATGTCCCAAATATTTTGTTGTATTAAAGGTATTTTATAAAGGCTTGCACTTAATTGCATACATTTCTATTGAACTGTTTTTTAGGCTATAGCATTAAATAAATTCTTGATTTTACTTTGAAATATTTTTTATTAGTAGTATTATAAAGTATTTTTTATAATTAAAATTAAATGGTAAAAATTGGTAAAACATTTTTAGACATTTAGTATTGTGTAGTCAACTCTATTGTAATAGTATTGTAGATATACTTTTGAAAGCGGGGTGTAATTATGAAAATCAAAAAACTTCCAGAAAGTGAATTACTAGTCATGATGTTTATTTGGGATAGTGAAGATGAAGAAGTTGCATCTACTGAAATTTTAAAAACGTTAGGTGAAAAATATGAATGGAAAAAGTCAACTATGTTAACTTTTTTGAGAAGATTAACTGGTAGGGGTTTTTTAGAAGTTGTTAAGAAAGATAGATTTACATATTATAAAGCATTAATAGAAAAAGAAGAATATTTGAAAGTTGAGACTAAAAGTTTCTTTAGTTTCTTTCATAAAAATTCATTTGAAAGTTTTATAAGTGCATTACATGATGATGAAGAAATAAGTGAAGAAAGTTTAAAAAACTTTGAAGAATGGATTAAAGACATAAAAGAGTAAAAGGTCAGACAATTCTATATCTGATCTTTTACTCTTTTATATAAATGCTTAATTTTGATTTTCTAGTAATTCTAGCCTAAATGTTGGAGTGTATTTTATTTTAAAATCTCCTTTTGTCTCAAAATTTTCTAGTTTTTTTCCTATTTCAGAAGCAACATTATATACCTCATCTAAGTCTGTATTTGCTATATATACAGCCATACTTCTAATACCTACATCTTCTGGTAAAAAAATACCTCCTCCATTTAATTCGTCTACATTAACATATTCAAAAACTATTAACTTCTCTTTTTTATAATCGTTTAAAAGGCCTTCAAATGCTGTAGCATAACTTTGTTTATTTTGTGGCTCAATTACAATTTTTACAGTTGGAATTTTCATAAAGACCCATAACATTCCATTGTTATATATTATTGTTGCTGGATATTGCTTTTCAAGCATTGTTTTGCAAGGCATTGCAATTTTTATATTGTCATTTTCAATATCTATTTTTAACATTTCTTTTAAAAGTTTTATTTTCTTATATACTGGCTTTAACTCATCTATTAATTTTTCTAGATTAAATTCACCAACTTTACTTCTTATATTTTCCAAAATCCTATCAAGGTTTTTACTGTTTAAATTGTTTTGTATCCCTTCTTCTGCTAATACATAAGAGCAATACTGATTTAAACTTAAATTTTCTTTCTTTGCAATTTCTGATAATTGTTTATGTAATGAAGGTGTAGTTCTTAATGTTATTCTTCCAGATAATTTTTCATTTTCCATAATGATTCTCCTTTTTATTAGTGTTTAAACTCATAATAACATGACGCCATATATGACGTCAATATGAAATATTATTTATTATTTTAAATCTAGAATTTACTTTTGCAGGATTAGATATGCAAAGAAACAGATAAGTAAATGATTTTATTTAATTTTTTATTTCTCTAGCCTTTCATTTCCATTTTAAGTAAATTTATATATGTTTAGGTAAATAACATCAAGATAGCAAACAAAATAGCTCTTATTGCCTTACAGAGCCTTAAAATGGTATTTATTTCATGAATTAATTTTTCAGTATTCTATTTTTAATTTTCTATTTTAGAGATAATATTTTTATATAGCCTTTATGAAGAGAATAGTTCAGACATCTTTTCTAGTCTTTAATAGTTTTTAAAATAGTTTTTAAAGTCTTTAATAGTTTTTAGACAAGCTATGATAATTGGTATATCTAGGTTTCAGAGATGAAAGGTCATCATTTTAAGGGTCAAAGGTCATCATTTTAAGGGTCAAAGGTCATCATTTTAAGGGTCGAAAGGTCATCATTTTAAGGGTCAAAGGTCATCATTTTAAGGGTCAAAGGTCATCATTTTAAGGGTCAAAGGTGAGTGTATTTCTAAAATAGTTGACCTTATATTAAATTAGGTATTATAATTTATATGAGGTGATAAATTTTGGAAAAAAAAGAAATTTTAATGCAACCAAATAATTTAATAAAAAGTAAATATGATTTTACAAATGTGGAAAATAAATTATTTTACAAAATACTTTTTAATGCTCAGAAACAACAAAATTCTTCTTATGTTACAACTATATCAAAAGAAGAGCTAAAAGTATTTATGAAAAATAATAATGATTATGAACATAAAAATATAAAAGAAATTTTGAACATGTTTCAACAAAGCGTTCTGGAATTTGATTACATAGAAGAGACAACTGGAAAATTAAAAACTTTTGGAAGTGGTTTAATTAATACATATGAATTGGATCATACAGACCAAATTTATACAATCATGATGCATGAAGTTCTATACAATCATATAACTGATTTTGTAAAAATGCAGAAAAAGAAAAATGGATATACAGCTATTAATTTATCAGTTTTATTTAATTTTAGAGGTGCATATACTCAAAGATTATACACTTTATTTAGGCTATGGAGCAGAGAAAATAAGGAAGTGGAGGTAAAATATAAATTAGATGAATTAAGATTTTATTTGAAATTAAAAGATAATGTATATCCAGAGTATAAATATTTTAAGCAAAATGTTCTAAAAAGAGCAATGAATGAGATAAATAAAAAAGGCAACATGGTTGTTTCAATAAAAGAAGAAAAAAGAAAAAATAGAAAAATAGATGAGATAATTTTTTCTGTGATAGATTATGAACCTAGAAAATATTTTGATAAAGATATATTGGTTGAAGATTATATACCTAAAAAGAAACAGGACAATGAAGTATCTTTTAGTTTTTATATACCAAATGAAAATATTTTTACAACAGGGACAATTAAACTATTTAAAGAAGATTTTAAAGAGTTTGATTTCAAGAGTGATGTTTATCTGAATGCTTTTAATAAATCTATTGCTATAGCACTTGAAAGAGATAATACTGATATTATAAATACAAAGAATTATGATTTTTTTAAATCAACACTTTCAAATAAAATAAGTGAAGTTATAATTCATCAAAAAGATGATTTAAAGTTTAAAGAAGAATTAAACCAATATTGGGATGATGAAGATGTTAAAAAAGAAGAAAGAGAAATTGATTATAGCAAAGATCCTGTCAGACTTGAAACTGTTAGGAGAAATTTGTTTGATCAAGGTCTAGTAAATGAAGAAGGATATTACTATAAGTAAGAATTGGAGAAAATAAAAAATGTATTATGTTTATAAATATATTAATCCAGATACAGAAGAATGTTTATATGTTGGTAAAACAGAAAATATCTGTGATAGGCATGCTAGTCATTTAAGTAATAAAACAGAAAATTGGTGTAATAAGAATTTAAGACTTGAGTATATGGAATTAGATAATAAATATACTATGGATTTTTATGAGATCTACTTAATAAATAAATTAGAGCCTAAATTTAATATTGCTGGAAAAGGAGAAATGGATATTGCTAAAACATCATTTTCCTATAATAGTCAATGGGCAATTTATTCAGAAAGAGACTTGATGTCAAGTTTGGCATCAAAGAGATATGGAATAAACTATGAAGTAAATGCTAAGATGTTACGTATAATGAGAAAATTAAAGAAGATAAGCAGCAATGAGGAAATATTTATTGGAAATGAAAATATAAAAATAAAATATTCTTTTGAAACAACACTAGAAGGAATTGATTTAGAGCCATGTATATTGAGTGTAGCATATAAGACACTCAAAGAAAGTACAGTTGGAACAGTAATCTCAGTAAAACGTGAATATTTATCAGAAAACGTATGTTTAGTCATTGATAGTATTTTTCTAAATGAAATCATGGAAGATCCTTTGATGTCTAAAGCAGATATTAAAGATTTAAATAGTCAAGTTAATGACATTCTTAAGATAATTGATATTAATTGCGAATGGGATAAGCTTTCTGATTATTGTAGTACAAGTTATTAACCAGATATTGCAAAATATGGTATAATTAAATCTAGCAAGAAGAGCGTAATATACAATCTATAGAGTGGAGTTCATGTGCAAAAGATTATCCTCCCAACGATTCGAAGGGAGGTGAGTTCATGGATAACTTTTTGTTTAACGTTTTAGCTAGTTTAACTGCTAGCGTGGTAGTTTACTTAATTAGTAAACTATTCAAAAAAGCAAAAAGCCACTCTCGCGCAAAGAGTGACTTACAGGTTGAATTTAAATTTATGTTTAAATTCAAAAAATAAACTATGTTTATGATGAACTCCACTCTAACGCAAAATAGATTGTAGTTCTTCTTGCTTTTATTATATCACAAAAACTTCAAAATGATACAGTTTTATATCATTTTGAAGTTCATAAGAAACAGAAAAATGCTTTGATTGATTAAAGAATAATTTTATATAATCTTGTAAAAAATATAAAAAAAGAACACTTAATATATTATCTTGAAAAATATTAAGTGTTCTTTTTATTTTGTTTGAATAGAATAAAATTCAAAAAAGGGATTGAAAACGTTATTCTATTATGATAGAATGAAGAAAACAAGCCATTCTATCACGATAGAATGAATTAATTTAAAGAAGAGGTAAATATTCTTTGAAATATAAAAATAGTGGAGGGAATTATATTCATGGAAGTAAACTTACATACAGGAAAAGATGAATTTTTTAAAGATCATGAAGTATCAAAAAACTATATAGGTGGGTTATATAAACTTATTGATATTTATAAATTCTCAATGGAATCAGTTTCCATTTTAACTAGAATAGATTTAGATAAATTAAATAATTTTTATGCTGGAGAAACTAGTTTAAACTATGATGAATTGTGTCTAATAGAAAGTGTAATAGCTCCTTTCATAGAAGCATTTAAAAATGCTGAGCATAATTACAATATGATTATTAAGACACGTAAAGAAAGGAAACTGTAATTGGGAATAATATAAAAAAATAGGGGGAAAACAAATGAAAAAAACAATTGCTTTATTATTAACACTTTGTGCAGTAATGCTTCCGTTCACAGCTTTCGCTGATGGGAATGATTATGAAGGAGCTGGAAACTCGCAAACAGTTGAATTAATTGGTCAACCAAACTCAGATTCACCTTCAACTAAATCTGCTATTGTACCAGGCGGTACTGCTAATTTAACAGCAATGAGCGGAGGGCAACTGTCTTGGAGAGTAACTTCTACACTTGGAAATATATTAGCATTTGAAGGGAATATAGATGTATATAAGGATGGTAGAATTGTATCATCTAAATACGTAGGATTTAGAGCAGCCGGAACTACTAAAACTGGTTTAGTAACTTTTAACGGTCTAAAAAAAGGTTCATATGTAGCTAAATTTACAGGAAAAGGAGTTTGCACAGGAGGAATAATATTATTTTCTAGTCCAGCCCAAGCTTCTTTTACAATTAGATAATTATTAAAGGCAGAAAAGAGTGTTTAGAAATAAATGAAACACTCTTTTTTTTATGCAAAATTACAGAAAGGTATTTTTAATTGAGCTTAAGAATAATGATTTTTATAAAAAAGTATAAAATTTTATAAAATTACATAAAAAAATATCAAATTTTATAAAAAATATCTTATAAATCTATTGAATTACTGTGTAAAATTTGGTAAAATATATGTAAATATTAATAAATTTTATAATATTTTACCAAAAGGGAAGTGATTAAATGAGTAGGATAGTTCTAACATTTAAAAACAATGAGAAAGAAAAGGCAATAGAAAAGTTTTTAGATGAGAAATTATCAGCTACAGCATATTTAAAGGAGTTAGTTTGGGAAGAAATGAACAAAAAAAAGGATAATGCTGTAGTTGAACAGAAAAAAGAAATAGAAGATCCAGCGAGCAATTTTGATTTTGGAAGTTTAGAATAAAAGGGGGAAATAATACAAATGAGTAGATTAGGTATAGATATTGGAAATTATGCAGTTAAAACAAGTACGGATGATATTTTTGAAAGCAAGGTTACAGAGGTAAAAAACTTTGGTTCAGATTCAGATAGTATTAAGATAGGTAATAAAACGTATTATTTAGGTGAAGGTGATGAGGAAATAAATATAGTTAAATATGAGAAAGAAAATTTCTTGCCACTACTATTAGGAGCTATATGTAGAAATACAGATGATGAAGTTGTTGATCTAGGGTTAGGCCTGCCAGTCAAACAATTTGCTGGACTAAGAAAGGATCTTGTTGAAAAATTGCAAGGAAAAGAATATCATGTTGAATTTGCAAGAGGAAATGAGACAAATAAAAGAGATATAACAATAAGATCTATTCAAGTTTTTCCGGAAGGCGTTACAGGCTATTTATATTATGCAAAAGACATAGTTGACCAGGTTGCAGGAAGAGATGTTGTTTTAGTTGATATTGGTGGAAAGACAACAGATATTGCACTTGTGCAAGGAAATAAAGCAACTAATCCATATTCTATAAATGTAGGGACAATAAATATATATGATGCAATAAAAAAATCTCTTGAGATGGATGAAAGGTTTTTAGGTAAAGTTGAAATAAAAAGAGAAAAAATACAAGATTACATAAATAAAGGATTTTACCTAAATGGTGAAAAACAGGATATAAAGAAAAATATAGATGCATCCATCTCTCTGTTTAAAGAAATATACAATGAATTGAAACTAAATTATCCAATTTCTACAGCTGCTGTTGTGGTTATGGGTGGAGGTGCTAAGCTATTAGGTGAAGCATTTAATAAAAATATACCTGGCATAGCGGTTATGAGTGATATAGATAAACATGTTTTTGCAAATGCAAAAGGATACAAAAAAATGATGAAATAAAAAAGGATTTAGTTTATAGTATGTGTAATAGATTACAAGTATATGATATTTGTAATCTATTATTTTTTTGGGGAGGTTTATATATGACTTGGAGTGATTTAAAAGAAAAAAATATTAATGAAGTTGTTGATTATATTAATAATAAATTAAATGAATTTGAAAGTCTCAAAAAAGTTGGTGATGAATTAGGGGCAAATGAAAGTACTATAAGAAAATGGCTTAATAAAAAAGGATACAAAAGAGTTGGAAACAGGTTTGTAGAAGATAATAAAAGTTGTGATGATAAATATCATATAGATGTCATTAATAGTAAGGTTGATGATGATATTAAGTATTTATCTAGTGAAATTGATAATATAAAAAGTGTGCTGGAATGGTTTAAAACTAAAGATGATAAATATCATATAGATGTCATTAAAGAGAATGATATATCTATAGATCTTCCAGATCAATCCATAAAAAGAACTACAGTTAGAATAAATAATACAGTGTGGGATATGTTTAATGAATTTGCAGATAAAAATAAACATTATGATAAACATGATTTACTGAGTCAACTTTTACTTGAAAGTTTATTGAAATATAGCAAGGATAGATAAATGAGATATTTAATCTTCTTCATCTATATTTTTGAATTTATGTGCAGTAGACATTAATCGTACAAAGTATCCATCCAGATAATTTGGTTCTAAATTATTCATTTTACATTTAATGTATTCCTTTTCTGTAACTATAGGTATGTAATATATGTGGAAAATTTTAATTCTTTTAAGCAAGACTCTTTTTTTAACAAGTCTTTTAAGTAGAATTTTTGTCGTGGATTTCCGCCACTTATATTTTTCGTCGCAGAGGCGAATAATTTCTTTCTTTGATATGCTTGAACTTCTTTTCCAGAAGATTTTCATTATACTTAATTCGCCACGTTTTAAACTTTGTGTTAACATGATGCACTCCTTGTAAATGATTTATAATATAGTAACATCTTTTTAATTAAAATAGTGCAGGTAAGTTATTCCAAAAAAAGGTGGCAGGAGGAACCTGCCACTTCTTACTTTATTTTAGATAATATCTATCTTATTTTTACTAGCTACTATGTTGTCTCTATATGCTCTTTCAATTCTATTTTTACCTTGAAGAAAATAATTGTTATCTAACTCTATTCCAAAAAAATTTCTACCTGTATTTGCGCACGCTACACCTGTATTGCCAGATCCAGAGCAATTATCTAGCACAAGTTCATTTTCTTTTGTATAAGTTTTTATGAGATATTCTAGAAGGTCAACTGGCTTTTGTGTTGGGTGAATACAATCTGTTTCTTTATTAAAATAAAGAGCATTGCTTGGGTAGTTAGTATATTCTTGCAGATACTCTTTTGTCAGAGTATGATGTCTATATATACCATCTTTAGTTTTAGCTTTCTTTCTGTGATTAATAGGAATATCTAATTTTATAATCCCTTGTGGTGTATATAGAGGAGCTTTTTTGTAAAAGACATTAATATCTTCTATTTTTCGTAAAGGTTGATATTTAGAAAATGCAAATCCTGTAGATGTATTTTTAATCCAGTACCAACTATATTTATAATTTTTGATATTTGAGTTTATTAAACTTGTAGTGAATGGCTGCGCTGAAAATAAGACTATGGCTCCGTTGTCTTTAATAATTCTATTATATTGTTTCCAGAGTGGCTCAAAAGGAATCACTGTATCCCATCTGCAATTAGTAGTGCCATATGGAGGGTCGCAAAGAATTAAATCTATTGACTTATCTTCTATTAGATTCATTATTTCTAAACAATTTCCATTATATAGTTTATATTTTTCTATGTTAAGCATGTTGCAAATCCTCCTAAGTTGAATATAATTTTATATTGATTAGATGTTGCAATAAACCATTATTTGATAAAATCTAGTATTTTATTAAGTGTATCAAACCTATCATTTCCCTTTATCATTGTGTATTTTTCTTTAGTAATAGAACTTATCTTATTGCATGCTCCTCCACCTACAATATACAGATTTTGTGTCTGACCAGGTACATAGTCTTTTATATCACATACTCTACATTCATTTTCTTTGTAGTTCCAGCTAATTACTTGTGCTAGAATTTTGTCAACTTCTCCCTCATAAACTACTGTATGTTTAATCATTTTATTTACCCCTTTTATCTTATCTTTAAAATCTACCCATAGAGTCGGATTATCAAGCATCTTACGAGGACAATATTTTCTCTTAGCGTCATAATGTCTAATCACTTTATCTGCACTAATATTTAAATCTTTCATTAACTTTTTAGTTAAGTCTATTGCATTTTGTCTTGCTTTTGTATAATTGCCATCTCTATTTACACATATTTCTATGTTTATACTATTATAGTTTGTAACTCCTTGAATTAGTGCAGTTCCATAACTTTTACCAACCGCCCAAGCTCCATCAACATGAGATAGTGTTTGATATATTACTTTATCATCTACATAGTAATGTACACTTGCTTCTAAATTACCTGCATTTAATGCTTGTGTGTGTCTTTTAGCATCTGCTCCCTTGCTCTCGTTGTCAGTCTCATGAATTACTATAAATTTAGGACTATTCTTATTTGGATAACACTTTTTCTTTGTTAACATCTTTATTATATCTACCATTACTTCTCACCATCCTTTAACTGCTTATAAACTTGATTAGCTCCTATTGCTACTCCCCAACATAAAATTCCTTGTAAGACTGCATCCGCATTTAATCCTAACATCCATACTGAGAAACCTATACCAAGTATTAATAATATAATTGGAATATATTTATTATCTAACTGTTTATACTTTTTACAAGCTGCTCCTATAACATAAAGAGCAGCAACTAAAATTAGCAACTGCTCTGGTATAAAACTTATTAAATTATCCATATCTTATCCTCCTAATTTAAAATATTCCTCTCTGTATTGCAAATATGAAGAATCCTACAAGTGTTGTAATCATTGTTCCAATCAGCCACTTTAGCATACTTGTAAGTGAGTTTAAATTCTCACACAATGCTTTTAATTCTGCTTTAGACTCTATATTCGCTACTTTCAATTCATCTATTTCATCATTATGTTTATTTATTGTTACTTCGTGTCGTTTCAAATGGTCTTTGAAAAGTTCTTCATTCATGAAAACCTCCTTATTTTTGCATAAAAAAAGACTATGCTATATAGTCCTCTCCTACAATTT